TTTTGCAGACTAAGTTGAATCGTGTTCTTGGTCTTGGTGGCGTGCCTGTTACTGGTAGCGCGATGGACGATGACGGAACCGACACTATTCCGTTTGAAGCACCGGCCAAAGTCAAAGCTGCTCCGCAGGCAAAGGTTGCTGATGCCGCTCCATCTTCCGAAGTAGATGAGGATGATTCTTTATCGTTCTTTGAGAAGCTTGCTGAAGAAGATTAATATCTGTAAGTGATACTAAAAAGGGCAACTCTTAACGGAGCTGCCCTTTTTTTTATCTCGCTCTTTCTCTTATTTGCCTCGCCCTATTAGCAAGACCACGTTCCCTTCTCGGAGAAGCAGACACCATAGTCTGGCTATTCATACTTGTCGAGCTTGGAGCATTTACTACTGTCGGGGCATTAGTTGTGATAACATTCACTGCGTTTGTCCCTGATTGTTTCGCCGACCTAGCATTGACAGCTTCTCCGGTTCCCAATCCCGCTGGGGTTCCTTTACCCTCAACCTGTTCGCGAGCTTCTGGGGGTTTGGCTTCAGGGCGTTTCGAAACGTCTTCGATACCTTCAAGTTCCTTCTTCCTCTCGGCCTTTTTCAGAGCAGCATTGGCAAGTGATCGTTTAATAGTTCCGGCTTTCTTACCTTCCCGTATTTCTTCCTCGGTCAGATTCTGCATCCCGTCTTTGGTCATCACCCCAACTTTCACCGGTGGCGCTGGTTGATTTGCGGCTCGCTCTTTCTCAATTCCCTCGCGCATCTCCTTTTCTTTGCTTGTCTCGAATCCGAAAAGGCTTTTCACCCAGTCAACCTTATCGTTGAACCAATCGCCGACACTTCTCAATATACTTTCCAAGCCGTCAACCAAACCACTAAACACTTCTTCAAAGGAGAAGCCGTCAAGCATCTCTGAGAAATTCTCAAATCCAAGTTTGCTCGCGAGCCACGAAACGGCATCTTTGAGTAAGTCTAGCGGTTTCATGATGAGTCCGTTGAACAAACCTTTGATTGCTCCCATCACACCACCAAGAAGACCACCCGCTTCGAATCCATCCATGAACCCTGTAACAGTATCTACAATACCCATGATGATTGTGATTGGCAAGAACAACTTCCCAAGAACAGAACCAAAGCCAGCTGCGAATTTTGCTATTGGCGCAAAACCTTTGCTTATGATTCCAAATACTTTACCGAATGTCCCACTCTTTCCAAATAGACCACTTATCTTTGAGCCGATATTCTTGAAGAAATCCCCCATCGCTATAAACGGCTTTAGCAACTTATCAATAGGAACATTTTTCGGGGAAAAGGTTTTGGAGAATTTCGACCCAATATCTTTAATGAAGTCTATTGCTTTGACGAATGGTTTGGTCAGGTTTCCCTTGAAGACTTTGTTTAGAAAAGCAAACTCAGCCTTTAACGATTTGAAGAATCCTACTAGCGCAATAACTGGAGCGGCAATGATGCCGAACAGCATCCCAACACCAAGCCCTCCTTTCGTACCCAATCCTTTGAGTCCCGCCAAAAGGTTTTTGCCAAGCCCCGCGATCCCCGCACCCAATTGCTCGAGTAGTCTAGTCTGCTCATCAGCGCGGCGAGCGCCTTCTCTTTCCCCTTCTATAGCCGCTATACCAGCAGCCTTCTGCGATTCCTTGCTTGTCTTTTCAAACGACTCGCCAATAGATTCGCCATTAGAATAAATGCCATCTTTAACCCCGTCCAAACCTTTACGCATGTTGCCAATAAGGTTGGTTTGCGCTTCGAGGGACTCTCTATGAGATTCTTCTGCGGCCAGTTTCCTGATCCTTGAATTTGATGCAGTGTTCTGGACAATATATTTCGCATCAGCGGAAATAGTATCATCTGGGTTCATCTGTTCTTTATTCGTCGCCTTCTCGGCGACTTCTACGAATTCTTTAGTCGTAGCGCCATACTCGTCCAAACTTCTTTTCAGTGAAGCTGCTTGTTCAGCTTGCGCGTCCGCGACTCCTTTTTGTGCTTTGAGTAGGAGAAGTTCATCGCGGGTGATACCAGCTGCTTCAGCTATATTCTCTTCTTGCTTTATTTGGATGCGCTTTTGCCCGACCCAAGATTTGTCAAAAGAGGCACCCAATTTCTTGAAAGGGTTGATCTTATCAATTTGAGCAGAAGCAAATTTATTGAGAGCCACAGACGTTTTCGCGAACGTCTTGTTGCTATCGGCGAAGACTTTCATCTGCTTTGTTAGATTATCTTGAGCGACCACCGCCTTCTGGTCGGACTTCATGGATTCCTCCATAGAAGCCGTGACCAATTTTGGTAGATCGTTTTTGTCTTTAGCCATCTTATTTACTCATTGCTTCTTTCGCATAGAATGCTGCTACAATTGCAGCTACAGATACAAAGTATGTTGGCGCCATAGAGCCGAGCGTATTCGCGGCCTGATCCAGACCAGCCAACGATGCGAGCACTACTGCGAATGGGTACAGTAACATACCACCCAGAGCGAACCAAGCCATTTTCCTCTGCGCGTCACGCATAGCATCAGCATCTTCAAGTTCTTTGCGCTTGAACTCAAGGTGCATCTCCAACTCTTCTTCGGTGATTATTCCGTCGCCATTTACGTCAGCCGCTTCTAATGACGAGCCAGCTTCTATCTTCTTTTCCATAAAACTACCTATTTTGTTTTTGTTGTTCTTCTTGTTCCTCGAGGTAATTTTTCAAAAGTGTTACATATATGTCACGCTCGAACGGGATCATTTCATCTAGTTCTGTCAAACTATAATTGTGGTGCTGCATTAAAGCGAAGTTCAGCTGGTACATGTTAGCCAATGAATCGTGTACCATGCTTACATAAAAAAACTTGTCAAGCCCTCCAGTGTCATAGTATCATCAGTTCCGCATGCCAAGCAGTTCCAATTTATTGTATGCCTCAGCTTTGGGGAAGCTTCAAAAAAGTCTGTGATCTTCTTAAACTGTTCAGAACTCAATTGGTCTAACCACTCGGTCAGTTCTTTCTTGGTGAAGTCGCTATACACGTCATCTGTATCATAGATAAACTCAATACAATCTACGATGAGGCCAAACAGATCTGCCGACGAGCTTACATCCACTCCGTCCAGATCATTCACGCCCGCATATCTCAATTTAAGTCCTATCTGTTCGTTGAGCTGAATCTTTGATTCCGGCCGTTCTTCAGTGACATTGATGGCGTCAATATTAACCTCAACATCCGTGCGATGCATACAATCCCCTGTGGAGTGGCTCATGCGGAGTTCAATCACTTCACCGACAGATTTAGAACGTAGTTTGAGGAATAAGTATTCCACATCAAATGTTGCCAGCTTACTTACGTCCACACCATCTTCTATACAGTTATCGAGAGTGGTGACGATCGCATTCGTAATTTCTTTTTGATCGTTACCCTCAAGAGCCATCAGCAGAATCTTCTCTTCCTTAACTAGGAACGGTCTGTATTTAATCTCTTGCCCAGTTGATGGAATCTTTGTTAAAAATGTAGGCGCTGTTATCGATGGTAAAGCCATAATATTCTCCAGTATAATATAAATAATTTAAAATAAATTTCGTATCGCGGCCACTCGTCCGAGTTTGCCGCCCACATTCGCGCTTATTGATTTTAGGTTAGTTGACCCTGCAATATTTCCAAGGCCAGGAATTCTAGCGCTGCCGCTTATCCCACCAGGCCCGATGCCCAACGAGAAACCAAACCCCTGTTCTGGTTGATCTTGTTTCGTGAAGGTGCACCTATAATTTCTATATGCGAAGGTCACGCCGAGTTTGGCTACACCCTCATCTCCCCATCCCATTGTGATTGGATTGATCACTAGAGGATAGGCTTCATTCAATATGTGTATTGCTCTCAGCTCGCCGGTCGGCGCATATTGCCTAATCTCAACAGTTCCAGCATAGTTATCAAAATATCTCGGGTTGTATGATGATTGGGCACTATTCATAGAATCCGAAAACGCGCCTGTGCCGACCATATCGTTCTGCCAAATCTCGAAGTATTCCTTTTCGCGCATGTCTTCGCTCATAATAAACTGAACTGTGACATCACCATACACTGAACCATAAGCAATTTTGTTGACAGGGCCAGAGTTCTGGAACTTATGCTCAACCGAACTTATGCTTCTTCCTGGGATATCTACCGTTTCAGCTCGATTCACGAGAGCGCGCTCAGTGTCCATATCACCAAATCCGTGGATGAAAACTTCAAAGTGTGAAAGTTTTGCCACTCCGGTTTTGTTTAGTGTGGAGATCATACTATTTATGTTGAATGACATTAGATCATCTTCCTGCTATCTGCCCAGACTTTAGTTTTCTTGGCCTTCTCGAATCTCTCTGTCGGTAGGAATAGTGCGGTATCCCATTCCGTGGAGTCAATCTCAATAAACTTCGACCTTACATTTTGACTTAAATAGTGCTTGAACGTCGGCTTAAAATATCTAAACTTGCTAGCGCTGTTCAACAGGTCGTATGTCAATTTCAGTTTCGTTGACTTATCATAACGCGTATTGTTTGTCAAATCATACAATCCGTCCATCAACTTTGCTCTGAGCTGAGGCGGTAGGTAGTGCAGGTTCAATCCATAGAAACCGCCCTTTGCAGGCCCAACCATAAAGATGAGTGGGAACTTATCGTAGTATGGCAGAGTCGCCGCATTCTTCGGATCATATTTAAAGTGATACATTCTTCCTATAAGAACTTCAGATTTACCGGTGCTGCTGCGGATGATGTTATCTGGGTAGACAGCGGCGCTTCTTTGCCCTCTAGCCTTTTCTCGGTACCAGTCTCTTGCTGCTTGCGTGCGCGCTGGTATCTGGTTCTTTCGGACGCCAGTTGCGAGTATTGTGTCGAATATATCAGCCATTGTTCTTTTGTACCGTTATGCCCTTAATGTACTATTTAGTCTTTCTGAACAACTCTTTCTCAGTAAGTATTTGAAATTTCCAACTTCTATCCTTACAATATTCAATCGCAGCTTCCCACTTGGCTTGGTTCACGCCCCAAGTTTTAACTTCATTCAAATACTTCTTAGACATTCTCTTCTGGGGTTTGGGCGCATGGGTTTGTGCATACGGTTTGACTTCAATCATTATATTTTCTTTATTCTTCGTTTTGATTAAGAAGTCCACGAAATATCGATGCTTCTTCCCGTCTATAGGTGAGCGATATCCTATAGGAAATGGTTCGGACGCCCACCATATTATGTCGGGGTTCTTGTCGAGATATGACATCACGTTCAACTCCCACGATGATCGGTATGTTATGTTTGACGAATCTCCTTTATACTTCTCAGGAAACTTACACTGATACTTACCTTTGTAATAATGTGCCATCACTTCCCTTATAAATAGTTCATCTAAAGCACTATTTATAGGCACAACCGCATGGCTAAAATAAACCTAAAGCAATTAACATCTGTAGGCAAGTCCGTGGCTGCACAAGTTGCCGGAAACTTGGAGCAGGTTGCTGGCGCTGCGGGGAAGGGGGCATTTTCTGTCTCGGCTGGACAAAACGGCATTTCTATCAACGCCAACTTCAACGAATTGATCAAGAAAGAAACAGCTGGAAATCAAATATCATCTCCGCTATATCCGCTTTTTTCAAATCCGAAGGTCAAGGAGCCTATAGTATTCCCTTCGGATTTGAATGACGAACACTATATCATATTCAGTGTTATGAACCGCAGCCGTGAAAACAGAAAGGTGGCTCCAGTAGAAACAGCTATCCGAAATGTCGTCCTTCCCTTGCCGAATAATTTGCAAGCCAGCTATGGCGCGCAATACGAGAACGAAGGTTTGGGCGCACTTGGAGCAGCAGCAGCGGGAAGGTTGTCGTCAGCCCAGCTCGGTAAAGGCGCAGACGATATCGGCGCGCTTATATCTTCAAAATTTAACGCTGGAAAAGATGCAATGAAATCTGGCGATAATGATGGTATGTTAAAAACAGCGGCGATACTCACACCACTTGTTGCTACTGCTGCTGCGGCAGGAGGAGCGGGTTCGGTAGCGGGTGGACTCGCCGCTTTGGGAACTGGCGGCAGCGTCCTTTCTGGAATCGGCGTTGATGAAGGGTTGGCAATCAACCCACATATGGCTGTACTTTTCAAAGGTGTTGATATGCGAGAGCATTCTTTCACCTATAAGTTTATCGCCAGAAATAGCTCCGAATCTGAAACCCTCCAGACATTGATCGCTGTATTGAAGTACCACATGCATCCTGGATATACTGCGGGAACACTCGGGTTCCAATACCCTGATGAATTTGAGATATCCTTTGCTGACAAAATTGCAGCTAATCTGTACAAGGTCGGAACTTGCGTCCTGAAGTCCCTCACAGTCAATTATAATGGCGAAGGCATACCGCTGTTCTTTGAAGATACGGGCCAACCAGTATCAATAGAAATTTCTATGGCGTTCCAAGAAACCCAGATTGTCACTCGCGATAATATGGATAGCGGATTTTCGCAGAGTAAATCGTCGCCGACGAAAGGAAGTCAATAATGTCAAATTATTTTTCATACTTTCCAAAAACGCCACACGACCTGACTAATAACGGACAGACTGTCCAGCTGACCAACCTCCTCCGAAGGTTCAAGGTGCAATCATCAGTAGCCAACAGAGCCGATGTATATTATGAATATGACATTCAGGATGGCGACCGCCCAGACACAATTGCCGAGAAGTATTACGGAAACGCCAACTATGCTTGGTTAGTCCTGCACTTCAATGATATTGAAGATGTCCATTTTGATTGGCCACTAACGTCAAACGATTTTGAATCCTACATCTCGGGAAAGTATGGCACAATCTCTGCCGCGAAAGCTCAAGTCGAAGAATACAGAATATTTTTAGGACGTATCGAAAACGGCCAGAAAGTGCCAGCGCGCTCTACCGTATTATATGACGGAACAGTCGTCGAAGAAAGGTTTGTTGTTGTTGACGAGGCGACTTATAATAGCACGCACGTCGACTATCAAAAAGCTGCTGTTGATAAATATGATTATGAATTGGAAAGAAACGAATCTAAAAGGTCTATCAAATTACTTGATAAAAGATACCTGAGTAAAGTCCGCGATGAAGTGGAAGACGTATTGAGGAATGGTGTTTAATGTCTGGTGAGGGTATTTCAGGGTACAGAAGTCCTGGCGATATTGACGTACGGAAGTTCGCTCTCATTACTGCGAGCGGACAGATCATCGATCTACAATCGCTAGTCGTCGACTTCAGCGTGTATCAGGACATATTCGAGCACTACATCCAGTGCGACTTGGTACTCAACGACTCCGTTGGTCTGATCAACACAATCAGAGGCGATAAAGATAATGGAGTTATTGGTGGATTTTCTGGTGGAGAGATTCTTGTCGCCTCTTACAGATCAAATGACGACTCACTACCTTGGAAAAATCACTTCTTTTCTCTATATGAGCTGACAGACAGAAAACGTATTGAGGAGCGCAGTGAAGCATATTTCCTATCTGGCGTCAGTGTTGAGGCATATCCGGCAATTTCCAATAAGATTTGTAGAGCATATGGAGGCTCTGGTGGAAATTTAATTTCTAAAATGGTGGAGAGTATTGTTGGCGAGTTCGTATATAATGAAGACATCAAGTCATTGCATTATAATTACAGATCAACTGTCGGCTTTCGGCAAATAAAAGAAGTTTCCATTGATCAAACCATCGGACTCCAGAAATATATAATTCCGAATTTGTCAGTTTACGACACTATCGACTTCCTTTCAGGAGAGGCCGACTCCGACGACCACATACCGCTATTCACATTCTATGAGAACAGTAAAGGTTTCAACTTCAAGAACGTGAGCAATCTTGTGAAACAAGAAGTTAAAGAAACCTACACATACCTCCCGTCGAATGTCAACGAAGGCAAAGGCACGTCGCAAGACGAGAATTTTGACAGAACCAAGCTAATATCTTTCGACGTCATTAAACAAAGCAACTTTTTGGATAACGTTGAGTCTGGATTGTACAGGTCAAAAACTATCCACATCGATATTCACCGAAAGACAAAGCGCGAAGTCATATTTGACTACAACCAATATGCCCCGAAATTCACCAAACTCCAGCCGTATAAGATTGCTGGGGAACTTTCGACCGAACCTGTTGTGAGGATGTTGACTTCTAGGAGCGGTCATGACACAGATCCGTTGTTCTCTAGTGAGCTCCCGACACCAAAGAGGCATGGTGAAGTTGCCGCGCAAAGCGATTCATACCAAGCTCACATTTTCAACACCATCGTCGAGGCTGCAATTCCTGGAGACAGCGAATTGGACGCAGGAGATGTCATCTACCTGAGCATACCAGCGGCAGCAACCTCAAATGACCAGTCCGGTGAAGAAGATAAATACCTTAGTGGAAAGTACCTTATCACAAAACTTAGACATAAGATGCTTGACGGTACTGACTCATTCACAACTTTGTTAGAATGTGCTAAAGATACGGGCACAAGACTTTAAATAAATAGGAGTACATAATATGCCATTACCAGGATCACACCGAGAAAAGACTTTCCTATCAGAAGTCGTTGAACCTTCCGCGCCAGTGTTTCTTCAGGAAATAAAAGAGCCAAGTCACGACCACGACCATAATGTACTGGTAGAGAAAGCTCCCAAAAAGAAAAAGAAATCTCGCGCTAAAAAATAAGCTATAATCTCAGGGCAATACATGAGGCAATATATAGGAAGAGATGACTTCACTTGGTTTATTGGAGTTGTTGAAGATAGAAACGATCCTGCCCAGCTCGGGCGGGTGCGAGTTCGCACGTTTGGTTACCACACAGACAACAAAGATCAAATCCCTACAGAATCTCTACCTTGGGCAACTCCACTCAATAGCGTCGACTCAGCTTCCATAAGTGGGGTTGGAACTTCGCCGACTGGTATGGTTGAGGGAACATGGGTTATCGGGTTCTTTATAGATGGTGATAGGGCACAAGAACCTGCCATCATAGGAACTTTAGCTGGCGCCCCTAAATCTCTGTCGGATACTGCTCTCGGCTTCAACGATCCAAACGGCGTCTATCCAAAGTACATCGATAAATCAGATGTGAATGAATTGGCTCGTGGAGACTATGTTCCTCCAGTAGAAGACGGAGGTAAGATCAACGCCCCGAACACTCCCTATGCCGCTAAGTATCCATACAACCATGTCAGGGCAACAGAGTCTGGCCACTACACCGAATTCGATGACACCCCCAACGCGGAAAGAATCAAAGAATTCCACAAAAGTGGCACTCAATATGAAGTCCACCCAGATGGGACAAAAGTAACCAGAGTTGTTAAAGACAATTACTCAATTGTTGCTGGTGATGATAAAATTCACATCAAGGGAAATGTCACTATATATGTGGACGGCGATGCAAACATCACTACCGCAGGAACAACTACAGTGGATACACCGACTACAAATTGGACTGGTAATATAAACTTGACCGGCGACTTGAGCATAACTGGAAAATCGACCGCATCAGTTGACCATATCTCCGCAGGAATATCCGGAAAGGGTCATACACACAAAGATACTCCAGGACTCGGCGCTGGTACTACCAGCAAGCCGCAATAGGTGATTATGAATGTCTAAGTTTCTTGACGAATCGGAGTTTACGCTTAAAATTGGTGGCATGGAAATTGCCGCCGATACTTCCTCCGGAGCATTGGAAGGTAAGTTGGTTTTCGGCAATTGGGTAATTGTCAACGAATCTGATGAGTTAGTATTCAAGCTAAATAACATTGAAAAGGTGAGGCTCAACACATCCGGTATCTCAGGAGTTTCTGCCAATTCAGGATCATCTTCTGTCTATAGAACATTCACATATACATCAGAAAATAATGCTACATCTTTTTCAGGCGAAGACAACTTTGGTACGGTTTTGAGTTACACGGTTGGGTCTACTGCAACGTATTTGAATGGGATTCGTTTGGTGGCTAATACAGACTTCAATGCTACGACTGGGAATACTGTGGTGTTCACTGAGCAAACAAGTAATGGTGACATAATAACAGTTGAAACATTCTAAACAACTCGTATAAATAGATAGCAAGTATGATTGAACACTTATTATACTTTAAGGGCGACATAGTCTATTATACTACATTATTGGAAAAAGTAAAGGTTTATTTATGAATAATCACGATAATTTAACAAATTTATTTGAAACATACACCAGAGAGAACACAAAGTTCGAATCTGGTAATGCTGCCGCCGGAACAAGAGCAAGAAAGGCTTTGGCTGAAATAAGCAAGCTCTGTAAAGACAGACGCAAAGATATACAAGATTCTAAAAACGCATAAAACGAAGTAGAGGATTATGGCCGGAAAGACAAAAAAGAAAGAGATCTTTAGTGACTTGGATTTGGGGTTCTTTGCCCACCCAATCACACGTGTTGTGACGCGCAAGACAAACAGGGAATCTGTTCGCCAGTCCGTCAAGTCTTTAATCCTAACAGACTACTATGAGAGACCATTTAAATCAAATATTGGATGTAGCATTCGGTACTATTTATTTGAGCTTTTTTCTCCAGCAGTCAAGCAGCAAATGGAACGAGCTATCCGAGAGGTCATCTCTAACTATGAACCTAGAGCGGATGTTATAGCGGTGATGGTCGAAGAAAGGACTGACGAGCACGCTCTCGTAATTTCCGTAGCATTTATGATAATAAACGATCCCGACCCAGTCGTCCTAGACGTCATACTAGAAAGAGTCAGATAATGTCAGCAAATACATACCTACAAGTGTCCGAGTTGGATTTCGAAGAAATACGCGGAAATCTAAAGACATATTTGAGCAGCCAAGAACAATTTAAAGACTATGGGTTTGAGGGTTCGACCATGTCTGTTCTTCTTGACGTCCTGGCATATAATACGCACTACAATGCATATTATCTGAACATGGTCGGAAATGAGATGTTCTTAGACACGGCGCAGCAAAGAGACTCTGTCGTTTCCCGAGCTAAGGAGTTGGGTTATGTTCCGGTTTCGTCCATAGGGGCAACGGCAGAAGTGGTGTTGTCTATTAATGGCATAGACCCGACTGCAACTCAAATCACTGTGCCTAAGAATAGCAAATTCACCACAACTGTTGATGATATAACGTACACATATGTCACCCCCTCTGCTGAAAAGATTGCTGCATCTTCTCCTGGTGTATTTACTTCCACAATTTCAATTAGAGAAGGCGAGCCACTGTCACACGCTTGGACTGCCAGCGCATCAAACCCCGTTCGATATATATTGCCGAATGAGGGAGTGGACACTACAAGTATTGTGGTCAATGTACAAGAGTCTTCTAGTGATAGCACAACGACTGAGTTCAGCCGCGCATCTAATATAACTCAAGTGTTTTCAACAACGCCAATATTCTTTGTTGAGGAAACTGCAGATAAGAAGTATGAGGTTATATTTGGTTCCGGTTCTTTAGGTAAGTCGTTAAAGGCTGGCAATATTGTCAAGGTAGATTACCTTGTGAATAGTGGCGAAGCGACTAATGGTGCGGATACATTCAGCGTTGATAGCTTGGATGTTGGATATAGCTATTCTTCTGCTGTGATCAGTTCTGTTCCATCACCATCTCTTGGTGGGCGACCCCAAGAAACAATAGAATCAATCAAGTTTCAAGCTCCAAGAAATTACCAAACGCAAAACCGTGCAATAATCGCAACTGATTATGAGAGAATCATTCTTTCAGAGAATCCTGACTTGGAATCAATTATTGCATTTGGTGGCGAGCAAGCCACCCCTGCTGTGTTCGGAAAGGTCTTTATAGCGGTTAAACCGTTTGGCGAAAAGTTTGCCACGACGAACAGAAAGCAAATGATCAAATCTTCTATCTCTGATAGGACGCCTCTGGCGGTCGATCCGGTTATTATTGATGCTGACTACACTTACATCATACCAACCCTGACATCATACTACAATAAGACAAGGTCTTCTTTGAACGACAATGCTGTCGAATCTAATGTCAGAAACGCAATATCAGTATTTTCCGAATCTAATCTGGGAAGGTTTGGAAATAAGTTGAGATTTTCCAGATTTCTTCGTACTCTAGACGACACTTCTGGCGGGAATATTTTAAATACAGACGCTTCAATAAAGCTGCAAAAAAGAATTGTTCCTAATGTGAACATCGCCGAACTTGTGCGAGTTGAATTCAATAACGAGATTAGACCCGCTACTGTTATTTCTTCGCAATTCACATACTCTGGATTCTCCGCATTCTTTGGCGACGATGGCCTCGGCAAGATGGACATATTCCGATATAACGATCAAAAGCAGCGCGTGAATATTGTCACTGCCGCTGGCATCGTTGACTACACTTCCGGCGCTATCACTATTGAGAACTTTTTGCCATCAGCATATTCTGATCTGGAGCTGTTGGTCACCGCATCCCCTAAGAATTTGGATGTCATTCCCGTGCGCGAGCAGATCTTACTCATGGATTCAGCCGATGCTATTATCAACATCGTCGGTGAGCAGACTTAATGATAAAATCAAAACTATCCGCGATTGTAAAGAATCAGTTTCCAGCATTCTATTTT